TTCAAACAAGTTAACCGGCCCGCGCGGCGTCAATCGCCAAACTTCGACCGCGCGGACCTTCAATCCAACCAACCATAGGAGGGCAAGATGCCTAATGATAAATTGAATGACCTGAAAGAGCAACGCTCGCTCAAGATTGCAGAGATGCGCCAAATCAACGAAAAAGCCGACGGTGAGAACCGCGATCTGTCTGGGGAAGAGCGTAAGCGTTTTGATGCGCTGGACGGTGAAGTGCGCGGCCTGAATGCCCGTCTGAGTGACGCTGAGAAGCTCGCTGAGTTTGAGCGGCGGGAAGCCCGCGCTGACACAGTTCACGGTGACGCCGTGGCGCGACATTCCTTGCGGGGCTATTCGCTGTCCAAAGCCCTGACCGAAAGCCGTTCCGGCACCCTGAGCGGCCTTGAGGCCGAATGGCACCAAGAGCTGGGCCGGGACCGTGCAGAAGTGCGCGGTGTCATGGTTCCCACAGAAATCATCCTTGGCGGAGAAACCCGCGCCCTGACCACCGGTGGCACCGCTGGCAATATGGTGGCAACCGATCTGGCGGCAATGACCGACCGCCGCCGCGCGGCCCTGAAAGTCGAGATGATGGGCGCTACCGTGCTGCGCGGACTGAGCGGCAATATGGAGCTGCCCCGCCTTGTCGGTTCTGGTTCCGCTGCGTGGGTTTCCGAACACGCAGATGCAACCCGCTCTGATGCCTCATTCGGGAAAAAGGCCATGGGGCCGAAGACCGTTTCGGCGGAATATGAGCTTTCCCGCCGGATGCTGTTGCAAGCCAATCAGGCTCTGGAACCCATCCTGCGCGCCGATCTGGCTTATCTGCTGGCACAAGCGCTTGACAGCGCAGCTTTGCGCGGTGGCGGTGCGAACGAACCCACTGGCATTCTGGCCGATAGCGATGTGCAAAGCGTCAACGGTGGGGCCTTCAGCTCCGACATTACCGCAGACCTGATTGCAGCGTTGGAAACCGACAATGTGACAGGGACCACGGGCTTTTTAACCAACGCGGCCGTCATGAACTACGCCCGCAAGATGAAGGATGGCGACGGCCGGGTGATCCCGCTTTCTGAACTTTTCCACGGTGAGCGAGTTGAAAGCTCAACGCAGGTTCCGACTGATATTGGTGCAGGCTCCGACAAGAACGCTTTGATCTATGGCGAATGGGCCAGCCTGTATATTGGCTATTGGTCCGGTGTTGATCTGTTGGTGAACCCATATCACTCAGACGTGGCCAGCAAGGGCGGTGCTATTCTGCACGCCTTCCTCGATGCCGATGTGGTGGTGCGCCACCCTGAAGGCTTCCGCTACGCGGAGATTGACTAATGGTCACGCTGGAGGAAGCAAAACTGCACGTCAGGGTCATGGAAGATGATTTTGACAAAGAGCTGCTGGCCCATATCGAAGCGGCCAAAAGCCATTTGGAAAGCATCGACGTGGATCTGTCGGCAGACCCGCTTCCCCCGGCGCTGCATCATGCAATCCTGCTGTTGGTGGGTCATTTCTTCGCAAATCGTGAAGCCACAAGTGCAGAGCAACTGAGGTTCACCCCGATTGGGGTGGACCGCCTGATCGCGCCATTCAAGGGGGTGAGCCTATGAATGCAGGGAAGCTCAACGACCGCATCACCTTCCAAAGCCGTGGCACAGACAAATGGCAGGACCGCCTGACCACCCATGCCGATATGCGGATTCTGTCAGGCGAAGAGACCATCGAAGCGGGCCGAACTGTAGCCCAGCTTGTGGTTGAATTTTCTGTTCGGAATGTCTCCGCGCTTGAAGAGCTGCGAACATCTTGGCGGATACGCCGCCTTGGTCACAATGAAACATACAATATCCGCCGGATTGACCGCGACACCAACCGCCGCCGTGTCATCCTGCGCTGTGAAGGAGGCAAATAATGGCTCTCGAAAAACGCTTTCAGAACATTGAGCTGCGCGCCAAAGGGCGGCGTCTGGAAGGATATGCGGCATTGTTTGGGAACGAGGCGAATATCGGCGGCGGAGTGGTTGAAACCATCGCCCCTGGCGCATTCAAACTCACCTTGCAGGAACGCACTGATATTCTGGCTCTGGTAGATCATGACCCGGCTCGTGTGTTAGCCCGCACCCGTTCGGGCACCCTGCGTCTGTCCGAAGATACGCGCGGGCTTTCCTTTGATCTTGACGTTCCTGACACCCAAGCGGGCCGTGACGTGTTAGCGCTTGCTGAACGCGGCGATCTGGGCGGCATGTCGTTTGGCTTTTCCGCCCGCGATGAAAGAATTGACGGCAACCGGCGCGAGCTGCGCGCGGTCGATTTGTTTGAAATTAGCGTAGTTGCTGCGTTCCCCGCCTACGATGGCACCATAATAAATGCCAGGGCAAAATCTGGAGATTTTCTAGCCCGGGAGTATGCGGTCCGTACCCTTCAAATAATGGAGCTGCTCTCATGAGTTTCCTATCTCGAATCCTTGGCCGTGAGCGCCGCGAAACTGTCACCACGTCCGACCCGTCGCTTGCTGAATTTATCGGCCAGCGCAGCACCCCCGGCTTTGTGGACACGAACCGCGCATCTGGCCTGTCCGTTGCTCAGGCTTGTATCTCTGCAATCAGTCAAAATCTTGCGACCATTCCTCTAAATGTCTATGCCAATAGTGACAACGGCGGGCGCGACCGTGCGACCGATCATCCGCTTTACCGCGTCCTTCACGACAGCTTCAACGACCAGCTGACCGCCTTTGAAGCGCGTGAATACTTGATCGCGTCTCTGCTGACCTCGGGCAATGCCTACGCGCGGATCGAGCACAATGGGCGCGGTCAGGTGATGGGACTGCATCCTCTGCACCCCGGCATGGTTGCGGTGGAAAAACTGGAAAGCGGACGCCTGCGCTACCGCGTTGCGGATCCCAAGGGCAGATCCAAAATTTACCTTCAGGAAGAGATTTTGCACCTGCGGTATCGCCTTGGCCCTGACGGCATAATGGGTGTTTCGCCCATTCAACTTTCGCGTGAAACTTATGCCATGGCACTGACCCAACAAGAGCAAGCAACCAAACAAGCCGCGAAAGCATTTCGACCGGAAGGCGCTCTTGTGTTCCCACAGTCTATCGGCGGCGAAAAGAAAACCGACGTATTGGATAAACTGCGGACCCGTGTTGAGGGCGATGCCAGCACTTCCGGTATTCTGGTTCTGGACGGTGGCGTAGATTGGAAAAGCCTGTCTCTGTCTTCCAAAGACGCTGAATTTCTGGAAAGCCGCAAGCTCAGCAACATGGACGTGGCCCGAACGTTCGGCGTCCCGCCGACTGTTGTTGGCATCACAGACAATGCGACCTATAGCAACGTAGATGGCGAAAGTAGAGCGCTTGTGGTCCGCTGTCTGGCCCCCATGGCCCGACGCATAGAACAGGCCATGAATGCCGCTCTGCTGACCGCTGAGGGGCGCAAGCGTCATTTTATAGAGCACGACCTAGCAGGATTGCTTCGCGGCGATCTGAAGGCCCGCTACGAGGCGTATCGCATTGGCCGCGAATGGGGCTGGCTTAGCCCAAACGAAATCCGCAACTGGGAAAACCTCCGCGAAATTGAAAACGGTGACGAATACCTGTCACCGCTCAACATGACCCACCTGGGCGAACGCGATGGAGGCGAAAATGAATGAAGGAAGTCAAATTCAACGCCGCACGTCCCCTCAGTTGGTTGAGAACACAATTCGCGGCACCTTGGCAGCTGGCCTGAAGCCTAAGGAAGTCATTGCACACAGCGGTGGTTTTGTTCGTGTGGTAGTATCTGAGGAAACGGACAGCACAGGGGACACATCATGCGACGCCATTTTCGAAGCGGGGTCAGATTGAAACACTTGAACCAATCCGGCTTTTTCCCAAGCGGCAACCCACGTTGGTACTATCGCCCTAAAGGCGAAAAGGGCGTTAGAATGCCCGATGCTCCGCAAGACAGCCACGAGTTTTTGGAGGCCTATGTCTCAGCGGCTGGTGAGGCGCCACAACCGAAACCTAAGGTTTTCAAGGCTGGTTCGCTCGGCGCTGGCGTAACCGCTTACCTTGGCTCCAGTACGTTCTTAGAGCTTGCACCAAGCACTCGTGAACGATGGCGGCCACGGTGCGATGACATTCGTAAGCGCTACGGTGCAGCTATTCTAAACAAAGTCACAGCCAAGAACATCAAACGTGACCTTGCTAAATTTGAAGGCCATGCCGCCAACAATCGCTTGAAGGTGTGGCGCTCAATGTTTCGCTATTGGGATGAAATGGGCGACGTTGATGTGAATATTGCGCTCATGGTCGCCAAGCGCAAAACAGTCAAGACCTCAGGCCACACCCCTTGGAACCGAAATGATTTTGCCTTGTTCCGCAACTATTGGGAAATCGGCACAGCTCAACGTTTGGCTTTTGAATTGATGTACCGCTCTTGTGCAGCCATTGGCGACACTTGCAAACTGAATATCGCAATGGTCGACAGTGATGGATGGCTGACGTACACACGCCAGAAATCCAAAAGCACGGCCACCTGCCCTTTTCACGTCGATGGCCCACGCTGGTTTGAGGCTACAAACGATCTTGCCTTTTGCTTGGACGCCGCGCCCAAGCACTTCAATTTTCTGACAACACACTGCGGAAAGGCCCGATCTGAAAAGGCGGCTGCGAGCTGGTTTTCAAACGCTGCGCGCGCCGCTGGCCTCGATGCTGGCAAAACCGCACATGGTATCCGCAAAGGGCGCTCTGCAATCTTCAAAGAGAACGGCGCGTCAAGCGATCAACGAATGGCTATTTTGGGTCACGAAAGTGAGTCTGAAACGCTTCATTACTCTAAATCAGCCGATCTACGGCGGACCATAGAGGGAACAAAAAGTTCCAACTCGTCGAAACAGGTTCCAACTTCAGAATCTAACAGATTGAAAGGCAAGGGGAAATCCAATGAAATGTAGCAAAATGGCGGACCGAGGAGGATTCGAACCCCCGACCCCCTGATTCGTAGTCAGGTACTCTATCCAGCTGAGCTATCGGTCCACTGATCGGGGAGATAGCGGGAGGTGGGCGCGGATGCAAGGGTAAT